TACGCTGTATGGATGCTCGTTACTATTCTAATGCAGGAGGTTAGCTGCGTAGCCTCTATAATGTTCGGCCTTATGACTTCATCAATAACAGCCTTTACCGCAGCGGTGGGCAGTAAAGACTCAGATGTGGAGCTGAAATGAAAATATTATGGAACAACGTAAAAGAAAAATTGCCAAAAAGTCACAAAGATATTCTATTTATGCGCAGAGCGTATGGTGACGATGAACACTCTGCAACTACCGGAGAGTTCACCGCGTGGGGGTCATTTGCAGACAAACTTGATTTAGATAGAGACAACGAGCCGCAGGAGTACCCTATAGGACGAGTTAGTAAGTGGGTATATATGGAGGATATTGAATGAAAATCCTTACTACAAACGAAGCGCGCTGCTACATAGTCGAAACAGACGCAGATGAATATCCTACATATTACAGATTCGGAAAAGGAAGCTGGTATAATATGATGGGCGAAAGTCTCGAGCCGATGTGGGGCGAGCAAGAGGCAGAGATGGAAGCCATGTTCCAAAAAGCTATCATGGCGACATGGGGTGGTAAATGAAAATCCTTACGCTCGACTTTGAAACCTACTGGTGTACGAAAACAAAGTACACTCTGACTAAAATGACTCAGGAAGCATATATCAGGGACGAAAGGTTCCATGCTCACGGTGTAGGGCTTCAGGCGGACGATGGGCCTGTAGTTTACGTTCCTCACGAAAAGATACCAGCTATATTTGATCGCATTCCGTGGGATGACGTGGCTCTGCTCTGCCAGAACACAGCGTTTGACGGGTTTATCCTGACTCATGTGTATGGCAAAAAGCCCAAGATGTACCTCGACACCAAAAGCATGTTTAAGATGCTCTACCCGTCAGAGAAAGCGTCGCTCGCTAATATTACTAAAGTTCTTGGACTGTCCGCTGCCAAAGGGCAGATGAGAACAGATGGCATTCCAAGACTAACTCCAGAACAGAACGCAGAGCTTGGTGAATACTGCAAGCTGGATGTTAAGCTTACCAAAGAAGCGTGGGAGAAACTGAAACCTGGCTATCCAGTACACGAACTGCTTCTTATCGACGAAACGATCAGATGGGCATGCGAGCCTAAGCTTGAGCTTGACGGCAAGCTGCTTCAGGAAGCACTTATAGAAGAACAAGATCATAAGGCTGCGCTCCTTGCCAAGCTTCAGGAAGACCCTGAGATTTTTCAGTCATCTACCAAGTTCGCTTCGCTCCTTAGAAGCATGGGTGTCGAGCCCCCCATCAAGATCAGCCCTGCGGCGCTTAAAAAAGACAAGGCGCTTGCCGAGCTTGCTGATAGAATAAAGGCTGAGAACGGGAAACTTACTATTGATCTGTGTGAAGAAAACGAACTTCCGTGGGCTTACGCCTTTGGCAAGACTGACAAAGAATTTAAAAACCTCCTCGAACATGATGACGAGCTTGTAGCCGCTGCGGTAGAGACGAGGCTCGGCGTAAAGAGTACGCTCAAAGAGACGCGTACAAAAAGACTACTCGGCATATCTGAGAGAGGTACACTCCCTGTCCCACTCATTTATTGGGGCGCAGCGACGGGGCGTTGGAGCGCAAGTGGTGGAATCAACATGCAAAATTTGCCAAAGCATACTTACGGGCCGTCCGGCGAGATAATAAAAAGATCAAAGCTTCGCGACGCCATTAAAGCCCCTGATGGCTACAGTCTTGTAGTGTGCGACTTGTCAGCGATAGAAGCGAGAGTACTTGCATGGGTAGCAGGGCAGGACTATATTCTTAAGGCGTACAAAAACAACGAAAATCTTTACTGCGCTATGGCTACAGAAATCTACGGGCGGCCTGTTACTAAAGCTGATAAAAACGCTTATATGACCGGAAAGGTCTGCGTACTTGGTAGCGGATATGCTATGGGCTGGAAGCGGTTTACCGACTACACTCCTAATATATTCACGGCGCAGGATTGCGAGGACATGGGCGTAAGTGTAAGCTGGTTCATGCAGAACGACAAGAACTATAAATACGTCAAGGCTAACTGCCCGAGCTATATGGATGAGGCTGACTTCGCTTGCCATTGCGCTGCTTGCTATCATATTATAGATACCTATAGAGACAAGAACGACAAGATTCAGGACTTCTGGCGTATAGCGGCCAACGCCCTGATGGATATAAAAATGGGCCGCGAAGTCGAGATAGGTGCAGTACCAGGGCTTATAACTACATGCTCTGAAGGCTTCAGATTCCCCAAAGGTCGATATATAAGATACGCAGGGCTTGAGGCCAAGATGGTAGGCAAGCGCCTTCAATGGTCGAGACAGACTATAGAAGGCAGAGGTGGTTTGCACGGCGGCCTTGTTACTGAGAACATAGTGCAGGCTCTCTCAAGGCACATAATGGCCGACCAGCTGCTTGAGTGTAAACGCCAAGGGCTGACTCCTGTGTTCACCTGCCATGACGAGATCGTTCTCTGCGAGCGCGAAGAAGATGCCGAGCTTGCTCTTGATAAACTTATTCGGATAATGAACACACCGCCTGAGTGGGCAGAAGGTCTGCCGCTTGCATGCGAGGGTGACGTAGCTAAAACTTATGGGGAGGCTAAATAATGCGATGTGAGAGCTACACTTCCATAAGCACGTTTATGACATGCCCGGCGCAGTACGCAGCTAAGTACATTCACAAGACAGTAGTATTTCAGGATACAGAAGCGACTATTTGGGGGACTCGCGTACACACATGTGCTGAGAATATTCTTAAAGGCATGGACCCAAACGATGCAGATGTAGTCCCTTTAGTTGAGCCGTACTGCAAAGCCCTTGTTAAAGCAGGCGGCGTTCTTAGTGTTGAAAAAGAACTTGCCTTCACTGACTCATGGGCACCTGTTGGGTGGTGGGACAAGAAGGCGTGGATACGGGGCAAGCTTGACGTAGAGATAGACCAAGGCGAGATTGTAAAGATTTACGACTGGAAGACAGGCAAACAAAAGACCGATGATTTTCAGCTGAAGATGTTCTGCACTTTCAGCGCGATAGAGCGGGGGCTTGCTCAGAACACCTACGAAGCCAGGTACATATGGCTTAAGGACAAGAAAGTTTCAGACCCGCTTGTAATGACCCGCAACGATGTTTCATATTTCGCTTTAGAGTTGGGCGAGATGATTCACAGAATCAGAATGGCTGAGCAAGAGGACAACTTTGTCCCAAGACCTAATGGCTTGTGCAAGGCGTGGTGCGATGTAGTTAACTGCAAACATAACGGGAGGGGGAGATGACACCAGAAGGCAGAATAAAGCAAAAAGTAATGGGCACATTTGATTACTTCGGAATCAACTCAGCGAGATCTGAGTCCAAGTCAGGTAGCGGGTGGTACTATATGCCCGTTCAGAACGGCCTCGGTGTTAAAGGTATCCCCGACTTTATAGGGCACTATAAAGGTCACTTCTTCGCTATAGAAACTAAAGCCCCCGGCAGAAAACCTACGGCATGGCAGGAGCGCGTAGGCCGGTCAATACAGAACACCGGTGGCGAATGGTTTGTGATTGATGGGGATGAAACACTTGTGGACTTTAGGGCATGGCTTAGAATAATAGGAGAATAGATATGGAAGGCGCCAGATTATCGAAAGGGAGTTTTATAAGTCTGATGTTTTTGCCTTCTTTGATCGAAGACAAGAGGAGGAGATACTGGTGAGGATCGCACACAAAGACCTGGTAGAAATAAGAAAAAGAAAAAAGAGCATAACGGGTAAGCCCATTTATAGTTTTAATGACCATCCATACGGATGCCCATCATTAGCCTTTGATAGAAATGAACAGATCGCAAGATTGGAAAGGGAAGAAAAAAATGAAATGCCCGATTTGTCAGAATGAAGCGGTCAAAGCCCTTTATTACGGCTTGCCGCATTGGTTGTGTTGGAACGGCCAGTGCAATTGTCTATTCGGTTTTTGGGAAAACTTCACAAGGTTCCTGCCATTTAACGGGCATTTCATGACTTATGACGGAGCATACCTCGGCGCGCTTTGCAGCTGGATAAGGGGGGACTATGCAGATTAAGATTTGTGGTTGTGTATTTGATATTAAAGAGAGCGATCCTTCCGGATGGTCTGAGGGTGGAATGGGGCGGTGTTCGGTTAAAGATGCCACGATACTGATTAATAAAAAAATGGCGGGTGACGTGAAAAACTCTACAGCTATCCATGAAGTCTTGCACGCTATAGATGATATGAATTCCCTCGGCCTTAATGAGACACAGGTGTCAGTCTTGGCAAACGCTCTATACGACGTACTTACATTTTGCTCTGCTGAAAATATTAATCTTGGTACTCTATGCGACTCATAAAAGACCATATAATTCTTGAGTCCAAAACAGGTGTAGAGATGCCTATACCGGGACTCAAGAGAACACAGATAAACGATACTTACTACACAGCCGTGCCGTACAATGACGACTCTTGCAGGATACTAAAAAATCTCGGTTATCAGATCGAAGAGCCTATCCGCAGGAAGTATCAGTGGTCGGGATCAGTGGCCCCATATAAACACCAGATAGAGACAGCAGCGTTCTTTACTATGAACCACAGGGCGTTCTGTCTGTCTGGCATGGGATCGGGAAAAACACTCTCTGCGCTATGGGCAGCGGACTGGCTTATGAGCCAGGGACTTGTGAGGCGGTGTCTTATCCTCTCCCCCTTATCTACACTTGAACGTGTTTGGGGTGATGAAATATTCAGGCACTTTTACAAGAGATCGTTTGCTGTACTTCATGGCTCCAGGGATAAGCGCCTGAAGCTTCTGGAGTGTAAAAAAGATTTCTACATAATCAACCATGACGGTATCGAGACAGTCCACGAAGAACTTAAAAAACGTGATGACATCGACCTGATTATAATAGATGAAGCCGCTACGTATCGTAACCATCAGACAAAGAGGTGGGGGAAGCTAAAGACGCTTCTCACACCTGCAAAAAGAGTATGGGCCTTGACTGGCACACCTACACCAAACGCGCCGACAGACGCTTATGGCATCGCTAAACTCGTAAAGCCTGAGAACTATAACGGCAGCTTTACACGGTTTAAAAACGATACCATGATGCAGCTCGGCCAGTTCAAGTGGGTAGCCCGTAATGGCGCAGAACAGATGGTGAACAGCGTCCTGTCGCCTGCTATAAGATTCGCTACAAGAGACTGCATTGACTTGCCGCCTACTATTTACCATGAGCGGCAGACGGAGCTTACAGGCCAACAGAAACACGCTTTGAAGCAGCTTGAGCGCGAAGCCGTGACCGAGATAGGCGACAAGACCATAACAGCCGTAAACGCAGCGGTGCTTATTAGTAAGATAGTCCAGGCGTCTTGCGGCCTTGTTTACGCCTCTGACGGCTCAGTAGCAGAGCTTGACTTCGGCCCCCGGCTCGACGTTCTTAAAGAGTGTATAGAAGAAGCGCAGGGCAAAGTGATTGTGTTTGTGCCGTTTACTGGTATGCTTGACGCACTTGTAAAAAAGCTTCAGACACGATGGACATGCGAGACTATAGACGGCGGCGTTACAGCTAATAAGCGCAACGACATATTCCAAAGGTTTCAGAACAGCGCCGACCCGCACATCCTTGTGGCTAACCCTGGAACTATGAGTCACGGTCTTAATCTTACTGTAGCTGACACCATAATATGGTATGCTCCTATCTGGTCAGGAGAGACTTATCCGCAGGCAAATGCAAGAGTAGAACGCCCCGGGCAAACCAAGACTACCAACATTGTCCATATCTTCGCTACGTCTACAGAACGCAGGGTTTTTCAGGCTTTGAAAGAAAAAGGCAAACTTCAGGACGCTGTTCTTGAGCTTGTTAAAAAAAGTGCTTGACAGCCTACAAGTTGTAAGATAGTGTACACAAAAAACAAGGAGACGAGGATATGGCAATTACAATCGACCAGGTAGTAGGCAAGTATGTGGAGACAAGAGCAGAGATCAAGCGTCTTGAAACTGAGCTTGAAGAAACACTAAAACCACTTAAAATTTTACAGGAGAAAAGAGAATCGTGGCTATTGCAGCAGCTTGGAGAACTAGGCCTCAAGAACGCCAAGACCGAGTATGGTACAGTCTACAAGGCTCGTAAAGAGTCGGTCACTATGGCAGAGTGGGACGCTTTTGTGGATTGGGTTAAGGTTAACGACAAGTTTGAGTTTCTTAACAAGGCAGTAAACAAAACCGCAGTTCTGGAGATGATGGGCGAAGAGCGCGATCAGCCTATTCCTCCAGGTGTAAACTATGTATCAATACAAACCGTAAACATTAGAAAATCTTAGGAGCTAAAAATGAACACACCTAAAGTAATCGAAGCTGACAGCAACCTGCTTGCAACACTTACTGCTGAGTTCCCTGAGCTTGCGTTCTTTAACGAAGAAGCCATGACCGGCCTTGCTGTAAGTCAGCCTCCCTCTATCGGACTTAACGGCACCCGCTTTGTAGTCAAGGAAGGCGGCGAGGAAAAGACCCTTAACCAGCTTACTATCGCCTGTGTAGTCCTCAGAGCCAAAGCAAACATGGACAAAGTATGGTACGCCACAGGCTTTACACCGGGACAGGAGCCTAAGATGCCTGACTGTTTCTCTACCAATGGCGCTGCCCCTGATCCTCAGTCAGTAATGAAACAGTGTGAAAACTGCGCCGGATGCGCTCAGAATCAGTTTGGTACAGCCAAAGATCAGAACGGCAATTTCACCAAAGGTAAGGCTTGTACTGACAGCAAGATCATAGCTATCTTTACAAACGGTACTGTGTACAAGTTCAAGATTCCCCCCGCGTCACTAAAGAATTTCGCAGCATATGTAAAGTCATTGACCGCTCGCAATATCCCGCTGGCTGCTTGTCAGACTGCTATAGGATTCGACCCTGGGTTCAGTTACCCAGTGCTTACATTCAGCTTTGATGGTATGCTCGCCGCTGAGCAGGTTCGTAAGGTTGTAGGGCTTATTTCATCTGAAGAAGTTATGGACATCATTAACACTCCGGCGCCCAAGATGTCACTCCCTGCACCAAAAGCTGCTGAACCTGTAGCAGCTCCGGCTAAAGAAGAAGTTATCGAAATAGCAGCGCCTGTCAGCTCACTCGCAAGTAAAAGAGCTGCGACCAAACCCGCCCCAGTAGAAACAGCCAAACCTGCTAACACATTGTCTGATGATGACATAGCCGCCGAGCTTGGCCTTTAGGAGAGACTATGAAGGACTTGATTGTAGCGGCTGGACTTTCAGTAACAGAGGTTGCAGAGCTTGCGGATGTATCACGGTCGTATCTGTACGATAGGTTTGAGGGAACTACTGTGCCGCATCCTATAATATGCGAACATATAGACAGCCTTTTTGAAAAAATAAAAGGTGCGCTAAACGCTGGAAAACTGCCGCTCCCTTCAAGTATCCGGCGCAAAGAGCGAATGGCTGTCCTTAAAAAAGTGCTTGCGGATTTCTAACTGGCTTTAATATACTTGGACGGTTGGCTCTAACCGTCCAAGCTCTCCATAGGTGACTTCCATGTTTCAGTTTTTTAAGAAAATCCTCCCGACAAAGGGAATTTACTGCGTCGGAAAAGTATCGCCGTACTTTAATAAAAAGAAACAGACTATGGATTATCCAGTGAAGCCTCACTTCTGGAACACTGTAGAGGATGCTTTCAAATGCGCTGAGGCCCTTGAAGCCGCTGGCGAAACTGTCTATATGGCGCAGGCTACATTCAAAGCTCCTGTAGACAGAACGCAGGAGAACGCTCTGTTCCTGAGATCGTTTTTTATGGACATAGACTGCGGAGATGAAAAGCCCTATCCATCACAAGCCGCAGGGCTTGAGTCTGTCAAAGTATTTTGCGCCAAAACAGGACTGCCGTATCCGGCTATGGTTAATTCAGGCAACGGGCTTTATGCTTACTGGCCTACTGATACCGATATGGCGCCTGACCAGTGGAAAACTCTGTCGCTCACTCTAAAGAAGATAGCCGCAGCAGTTGGCTTTATTTACGACACTACCAGGACATCAGACTCCGCAAGCGTTCTAAGGCCCGTAGGCTCCTACAACAAGAAGTCAGAAAAGAAGCTTGTTCATGTCATTAACGACTGCGAAATCTTCCCGCTTGAACAGATTATAGATATAATAAGGCGCTCCGCAGAGAATCTTCAGATAGACGTAAAAAAGCTCAAAGCGCCTACAAAGAAGGGACTTAACAGTGAGTTTCTTGAAGGCTTCAGCGGCCCTCCTGCTGATCCTGAGCTTATAGCGGATGGGTGCGCTCAGATACGCGCCATGAGAGACACCAGGGGGCAGGTAACAGAGCCTATATGGTACGCAGCTATAGGTGTTCTCAGATACGCTATGGAAGGTCACAAGATCATTCATGAGTGGTCTGAAGGGCATGATAACTATTCATTCGAAGAAACAGAGTCCAAGATCGAGCAGCACAAAATGCCCCCTACAACATGCGCTTACTTTGGGGAACTTAACCCCTCAGTATGTATAGGGTGCAGGCACAACAACAAGATAAAGACGCCGGTGTCACTTGGCAGAATATCCCCAAGAGTTGAGCTTCCAGAAGACAGATGTTCGCCGCCGGAAGGGTTCGAGGTTACAGAAGATGGCGTCTATTACAAGGCAGACAACATCAGGGTTTATGGCTATGACATTTATCCGTCAAACATCTCTTATGATGTAATGCTCGGCTATGAGGTCATTACCTTCAGGCACAAAATGCCGCACGTCGGCTGGTCTGAGTTTACAATGAGGTCGGCGCTGCTCCATGACCCTAAGACGTTTTTTATGTGTCTACATGATAATCATGTCCAGGTAGTTGGGCTTCAGGAGAAAAAGTTCATGGGATCGTATCTCGAACAGTACGTAAACAAGTTGAGGGCTATGAAGAAAGTCACCACGCTCTATTCTCAGATGGGCTGGCATGGCCGGGAGTTCGTGCTTGGCAGTGAGCTTCTCAAAGCAAACGAAGACTCGGAGACTATAGGACTCGCAGCGCAAGTTCCCCACGCAGTCAAGGGTATAAAAGAAGCAGGCGATAGAGACGTGTGGGTCGAAGCCACCAAGATATTCAATAAGCCCGACATGGAAGCCCACGCCTTCATGTTTCTCGCCGCAGCGTTTGGCGCTCCCCTTATGCAGTTCACGGGATACTCTGGCGCTCTTATATGCGGCGTAGGGCGATCAGGAGCTGCAAAGACTCTCATGTCTGAGTGGGGCGCTTCAGCCTGGGGCGACCCGAAGGCTCTCACCATGTATAAGGAGGACACCAAGAACAGTATCGTCGGCAGGCTCGGAGCTTATGGCTCACTGCCGCTCACCATTGATGAGGTGTCTAACCTTGAGGCACTTGACATATCAGACCTTCTTTATAAAGTTACGCAAGGGCGAGATAAGGTCAGACTGAACCGTAGCGGCATGGAGAGAAGTAACCCTAATCAGTGGCGCACAATCGCAGTTGTTTCGTCCAATCACTCACTCGGGGAGAAGCTTGCCACACTCAAAGCAGACGCATCTGCCGAGCTTAATAGAATGCTTGAATTTGCAGTCCGCAAACCCGCAGCGCTCACAAAGACAGATAATGCCGACCCCGCTGGTGACATTTACAGAATGATCTACAAGAACTATGGAAGCGTTGGCAAAGTTTACGCTCAATATCTTGTGGATAACTACGACAGCCTTGAGCGCGGCATTCTTGCAGTCATGGACGTTATCTTCAAAGCTGCTGAGATGAGGTCAGAAGAGCGGTTCTGGTGCGTTCTCGCAGCTACTACGCTTTATGGTGGAGTACTTGCTAAAAAGGCAGGGCTTATAAAGTTCGAGCTTGGGCCTGTTCGCCAGTGGATAATAGAGACAATCATGGGCCAGAGAGAAGCCAAGAAGGACAACGTAGACGACTCCATTACTGTTATCGGCAACTTCCTCGACTCCATAGCGCCTAATACGCTCGTCGTGTCCAACTCTAACGGTCATATGCCTACAGTTCTCAAAGTACCTAATCTGGCTATTCTCGCCAGATATGAAGTGGACACCAGAATACTCTATGTAAACAAAGACTCGCTCAGGGCGTACCTCAAGAAAAAGTCAACCGGATACAATGTCTTGAAGCAGTATCTAATGAGCACGTCACCACGCCCTGTCCTGCTTGATCAGGACAAACGTAAAGTTCTCAGCAGCGGTCTTATTGAGTCGTCAGGAACGCTCGTAAGGACATGGGTGCTTGATATGAGTCACCCTGCACTTGGCAACTGTGTAGCTGAACTTGTTAAAAATGTAGATTCAAAGGAGAAAGTAGCATGAGTCGTATGAGTATACTTCAAGACGCGCTTACAATAATCAGTAAAGACAGGGCGACAGAATACGGCACCCCCGAAGACTCGTTTGCTGTAATAGCGGATTTCTGGAGCGTTTATTTGGGAAGAGAGGTAAACGCTCAGGATGTGGCAATAATGATGGCCCTGCTTAAAATAGCAAGGCTGTACTACAACAAGAACCATAAAGATAGTTGGGTTGACCTGGCCGGTTACGCAGCTTGTGGAGGGGGGATGATTATAGAACCAATTGGTCAGACGGCGTAAAGATCGCTGCCGTGTTTCGAGCCGGGGGTAGGGGTGCCCCCGGCTTTTCTATTTATATAATAACCTCTGATCTATAAAGCGCCGTCGAGAGATGGCCCTGCGTGTACACTTTACTCATCTTATCCGCTCCTGCCGTTGTCATGTAGGGTGTAACAGCTACACGGTTCCCTACCGCCGC